AAAGTCAAGGCCATAAAACACATCTCCACCCTCAGGGAAGTTTCTTCTTCTTCTCCAATGCGAATAAATCGTTGCCTCACTAATTGCTCTTTCTCCTAATCCGTAAACTCTCCAATATTCGTGGTCAGCTTCTCGTAGTCTTTCAATCTCTGCAATAATGGTCTTATCCAAAAACGGATTGTCTTTATAAGTCGTAATCGTAAAGTCAGTATCTTCTCTAGGAATGACTTTGTCATAAATCCAAGAGTAATAATCCGAAGGGTTATAGTCTAAAACGATTTTATCGGTAGTTCTTAGGGCTAATTGCATCCAAGACTCGTAATTAACCTCATTTGCCTCGTTAATAAACAAATAATGCCTTTTACGACCTCTAATTTTCTGAGGTTGGTCGGTAGATACAAATTCTACCGTATTTCCATTTAGGAAATATAAATTCTCTGATTTATTGTGTTTCTCCTCAGAGTATAGCCCATATTTAGACAATATCTCGATAAAGTCCCTCATAACGGAACCTTTGATGCTCGGTAGGGATGAACGGCAAATAGTTAAGGTCTTTCCTTTCTCTTGTAGGAGTTTTACGATAAACCAGGTAAGTACGTTATAAGTTTTACCTGACCTCGTTCCTCCTTGCATTACAGAAATCCTTTTCTTAGATTCGTTCAATATCTGAAAGACGACATTGGTGGTTACTTCCATAGAAATAAATTAAAATTTTTGGTTTGCTCAAGTCAAAGCTAATACTTTTTGTTTTATAGGAAGGTAGGGGTTACCAATTTGGTAACATAGCTAAAAAGCAATTAGAAGCGATTTAAGACACTCTGTGTCATTTTGGATACATAGTACTACTCTATGGTAGAAAGTGTCTGTATTAGCCTTAAAATGCTATTTAAGAGCTATTCTTCGTATTCTCCAGCTTCATTCTCTAATTCTACCTCTTTATCGTACTCGTAAAGTGGTATATCTTGGATATTAGCAGCTTCAGTAGCAGGAACTACAAAACCACTATCTTCTAGTTGCATATTCTCATATCCTTCGGATCTATTCTCATCACCATCTAGCTTTGGAACATCATCAACGTGGTTTGCCTTTAAGACATTCACAGTAATCTGCTTAACAACATCTCCTTCGTGAGCAACCTCTTGTCTTTCGATGTATCCTCTACGTTTACCTTTTGTCTTAAGTAAGAACATTGTAGCTAACGTATCACCCTTAGCAATACGTTCCATCAGTTTGTGTTCACCAAAGTCTAGCATTATCTCCTCAGGTTCTATTTCAGCTAGTTTCCTAGCGAACTCAGGATCATTCTTAACCCATACGTTATACGATGACCTAGATACCCCAGCTGATTCACAAGAGATGGTTATGTTACCGAAGTTCTCCTTGTAAGCTATGATAAAAGCTTCTTTAGTGATGTCTTTAAACTCTGCATTCATATTATTGGTTTTTATAATGTGTTATATAGAAAAATAAAAAAAATCAATGTCAAACAATGTGAAGGCTTTATTTTACAACAGAATAATGAAGGGCCCAAGGCACTCCCCAAAAATTCTACACGAATATAAAGGGTAGGGGGTCGGTAGGGTAGGGGTTTACTCTACCATTTAACATAATATAAATTATAAGACTCCTTCCCTATCCTATTTTAGCCTATCCAATGGCAAAAGTAATGTAGTTTTATTATATTGATAGTTTACGCAAGCTGATGGCAAAAGTAAGAATCTACTCTAAATACTTCTAATCAATAGATATAACAATATACCTATGTATTATCTAATAATAAGTATATTATATAATATAAGGATATATTGATTAATATACCCCTATATATTGTATAAGGTTAGTAAATACATACCCAATGAATGATCCTGATAGCTGAAACCCTCTGACCAGGGTAAAGCCTTTAACCTTAAATACTACATATTTCTTTACATTGTTTGATGTTTGTATCATATAAAGGCTTATCTTAGGGGTGCCATATTAAACCAATGGCACACAAACTATGATACTATTTTACACCCAATTGCTATTGTTTATCCTATTCATTAGCTATGTTAGTAAACTTATTATTCACCTTTTAATCGACAACTATGCAAACGATTAGTATTATCGAAGCCATCTTAATTAGTGCAACTCTATTAGTAGTATATGCACTTATCAAAACCATTATTCAAACAATCAAAAACAAGTAAAATGAAAGTACAAGATTTACAAACTATTCAAGATGTTCAAAAGTTCTTTGAACATATCGTATTCGATTTAGGAATAAACTTCCATATCGATACACCATTTAGCGACTATGTTAACTATTCAGACAACAAAGCAATGATGTCTAAAAGCGAGGCTATCAGATACGAAGTAATGATGAGCAAAGCAATCGATATATGCAACGCTAATGGAGTTGACGAATACGAACTAGGATTAGATATTTTAGAATCATTTATAAATGCTTAAACACAAACAAAATGAAACCTTTAAAATCAGACATAAGAAAGCACTCTACCAAAATGGTAGAAACAATGGTACAAAACATTTGCAATTACTTGCATTTTGAATATAGAACAACAAGTGGTGATGTATCGCCTCACCAACAATGGACAATAGGCAATACAAAAGAAACTCTTTCCGATTTAATTGTAGAGCAAGTATTCCAAAATTTAGACTTTACAAAGTTTGACATCCATAGTTTGACAAGAGATGAGCTAATGGAATTAGCCTACTCACTCGATTGGAATGGCTCATGGGATGCCGATGAGGAAGGGCAAGAGCCTATAACAAAAGATGAGTTAATCGAAGCAATTTTAAACCTTATTTCTTACCATAATTAAAAAAAAACAAAATGAACAACACAACAACAACAAACATCGCTGAATTTGGAACCTCTGAGATATTAGAAGCTTCCGAAATTTTAATGGCTTATGCAAAGGGACACTATGAGCATCCCTATTTTAATGGAGAGCCTCAATTAATGATGAATAAAAATAGTGGCTTTGTCTTCCTAGTTGATGATGGGGGAGATGGAGCAAACGTGCTAATGTTAAATGGTGAGGATTTAGAGGGCTTCTTTACATCGCCTTATGAGGGCTTAGAAGGTTTCTTTTCTGACTTATTAGAAGAGTACAAAAGCGACAATATGCATAGAGAGGATGTAGAATGGTTTGAGCAATTAGCTAAGGATTTGGGCGAGGAATTATAAGCCCCAACCCATCGCTTAAGGCGTGGCATTCGATTGCAAATGGGTTCTATTTATTCACTTAAACACAACAAAATGGACTTTAACAACTTAACACCAAAAGGTGTTGAAAAGCTAAAAAAAGACATCCCAAAGCTTACTAGAACTCAACTAGTAGATAAAATTTGGGACTTAGCTAGTGACGAAATCGGAACACCTGAAGATGTTTTAATTATTGCTAAGGAAAGCGAAAACCAGCTAAGAACAAGACTTTTATATATTGTTTCTTGGTATGAGCATTTAAACAAATAAAACAGATCAAACCTGGATCATTGAAAGGTTTAAAATGGGCTTGAAAAGGCACAGTACAACTATGCCCAAAAAACCCACAAAAACCCCATTGGATACCTATGCTTAAAAATCCCCTAAAAATCCCACAGCCAAAAATCCCCTTGGGCCAAAAATCTTTTGTAGGGACAAAAATCTTTTATGATTACTTTAACAAAAAACCCCATAAAAATCTAAAACAATAACAAAAACTCCTTAACTTCGTCAAACAAAACAAAAACCCAATCTATGTCATTTGAATTAATCACCGTCAAATATGGCTGCAAGTGTAGTCTAACTGGCAAAAACTTCTCACCAGGTGAGCAAGTCTATTTCAACTACCAATCAAAAACCTTCCTTGATCCTGTGTATTATGAGAATATGCAGAGCCAAATCAATTCAAGTGGAGTTCAATCTTATTTCCAAAGGCATCAAAAACTTAATAAAGTAAACCAAAAACCCCAATAATATGACTAAATTCGAGTTTATCACAGAGACTAACCCAATAACTGGATATGTTAGATACTG